AGTGGTTCTCTGTATGTCGATGTAACTGCGGGCAAGCTGTACATCAATACGGGCGCCATTAGTAACCCGACGTGGGTAGTGGTTGGAACGCAGACTTCTTAATTTGAAGCAAAAGGAGACGCGCAATGAGCTTCAGCAATATTCAATCGGTCACCAAGACTGCAGATGCCTCTGCAGTCGTTGGGCGATGCAGGTTGGTGGGGGTTTACTTCACTAATTCTGCTGTAGCAGCTTCCTTTGCGCTTAAAGACGGCACGTCTTCCGGCGACACAGCAAAGCTCACGATCTTCACGCCGGCAGCGGCGGGCGGTCAAGATTTGATCATTCCGGACACGGGTATCCTGTTTGAAACAGGCATATTCATTGACGTTGCAAGCGCAGAAGTGTTGAGTGTAACGCTGTTATTTGAAGGCGGCGCAGCAGCGTAATGGCTACCAAAAAGGACATGGGGATTAAAACCTCCGTGAAATCCGGCAACTTCCGTCCCACTAAAAAAGGGGCGGGAATGACGGAGAAGGGCGTTGCGGCGTATCGCAAGGCCAATCCGGGTAGCAAGCTCAAGACAGCGGTAACGGAAGACAAGCCCACCGGTAAGCGCGCAGAAAGGCGAAAGTCTTATTGTGCAAGGTCTGCTGGTCAGATGCGTGACTTCCCAGAGGCCGCAAAAGATCCGAACAGTCGGCTGAGACAGGCCAGAAAACGGTGGAAGTGCTGATGAAAAAGGCAAAGTCCAAGGTCAACGAGGCAGGCAACTACACCAAACCAACGCTGAGAAAGCGCCTGTTTGAAGAGATTAAGGCCAGCGGAAAAGGCGGCAGCCCGGGGCAGTGGTCCGCGCGCAAGGCACAAATGTTGGCGCTGAAGTACAAGGCTGCGGGTGGGAGTTATAAAGACTGATGGCACTTAAGAAACCCCAAAAATCCTTAAAGGCGTGGGGCGATCAGAAGTGGCGCACCAAGTCTGGCAAGCCCTCGACGCAAGGTCCCAAGGCAACGGGTGAGCGTTACTTGCCGGAGAAGGCGATTGGCGCCTTGAGCAGTGCCGAGTACGCAGCAACGTCAAGAAAAAAACGTGCAGATACAGCAAAGGGTGCGCAGTTTAGCAAGCAACCCAAGAAGGTAGCTGCAAAAGTAAAATCGTATCGAAATCGAGGTAAGTAACATGGCTGGACGTGGAATGGGTGCTGCTACAAAAGGCGGCGGAGCAGTGGAAAGTGGTCCAAAAAACAAAATGATCTCTGCGACCAGCAAGAAAACGGGCCCGGTCATGATGGCAAAAGGTGGTCTGGCTGACAAAAAAGGCCGTGCCATGAAGAAAAAAGGCAAAGACGCTATGGGCCGCGCGATGAAAATGCGCAAAGGCGGGATGGCGTGTGACTAATGGCTACCTCCGGGACAACAGACTTTAATCTGAGTATCGATGATCTGATTGAAGAGGCGTTCGAGCGTTGCGGCATGCGGATGACCTCGGGTTATCAGCTGTCCTCTGCGCGCCGTTCGCTGAACCTGTTGTTCTTGGACTGGGCTAACCGTGGCCTGAACCTGTGGACGATTGAAGAGTCTACAATCGCACTGACGCAGGGTAGTCGGGTGTTGAATCTTCCGCTGGACACGGTCAACGTGCTCTCGGCGGTGATCCGGCAGAACATCACGGGTCAGCAGCAGGATGTCTCCATCGACCGCATCAGTCGCGAGGACTACTTGGATTTGCCGGACAAGACCACCCAAGCGCGCCCAGCACAGTTCTACGTAGAGCGCAGTAACACGCCGCAGGTGTATTTATACCCGGCAGCCGATCAGGTGTACACCTTCGTTTACTACCGGATACGACGCATTCAAGACGCGGGCAACTACGAAAACACCTCAGACGTGAACTTCCGCTTCCTGCCGTGTCTGGCCTCGGGCCTGTCGTACATGTTGTCGCTGAAGTACATGCCTGATCGCACCGGTGCGCTCAAGCAGATTTACGAAGAGGACTTCTTGAGGGCGGCATTGGAGGATAGGGACACGGCCAGTTTCCACATAGTGCCTGATTTCGGGGTGTGACATGGCATTTGCGTCGGGTAAGTATTCGTATTCACTCTGCGACTTCTGTGGGCAGAGATACCCGTACAAAGTATTGCGTAAAAACTGGCGCGGCTTCATGGTTTGTCCTGACGACTACGAGCCCAAAGAGCCCCAGTTATTTCCGCTGAACTATCGTGGGGACGCGATTGCGCTGCGTGACCCAAGACCTGACAGGGTAGAGCCGACGGTCGTTTTCCTTGGCTTGCCGGGGGACGCAGCCTTCCAGAGTATTGGTAGTGCCAATGGCGGCACAAACATGCAGCCGTTCCCGCAGCAGAATGCGGTTCAGGGCGTGGGATACATTGGCAAAGTGACTATAGTGATAACCTGATGAACTACAGCGAGCTGGTCACAAATATACGAAACTACACCAACGTTGACGCCAACGTCTTCAGCAATTCCGTGATTGATACGTTTATCACGATGGCTGAGAACCGTATCTTGCGCGACATTGATTTGGACGTATTCAAGAAAGAATCCACCAGCACGATGACCACCGGCAACCGATTTCTGGCGTCCCCAAGCGACATTCTGACGCACCGGTATATCTTTATCACGGTAGCGGGCAAGAAAGTGTATCTGGACTTTAGGGACACGTCCTTTATGAAGGAGTATGCGCCTGACGCTGCGGTAGTGGGCGTACCCAAGTACTACTCGGTTTGGGACCAGAACACGTTCACCTTGGCGCCAACGCCCAACGCGGACTACGGGGTGGAGCTCGGGTACATTTTCCGTCCAGCGCAGCTCTCTGCGGCCAACCCAACCACGTGGATCAGCACGAACGCTCCCGAGGCGTTGCTCTATGCTTGCCTGATTCAAGCCTACAGCTACACCAAGGGTCCCACTGAAATGCTGGGCTTCTTTGACGCCAGTTACAAGCAAGCGATTCAGGGTCTGGGCATCGAGCAGCAGGGTAGACGTCGCCGCGATGAGTTCCGTGATGGTATGATTCGCCTACCAATCAAATCTGAATCACCGGGACCATAAACCATGTTCAGCACAACAGGCGGCGCAGCACTCGGCCTCGTCAAGGCCTCCTCCGTTTCGGGCCGTGGCTTCACGCCTGAAGAGCTGGCCGAGGGTGCGCTCGATAAGATTATCTACATCGGTAGAAGCTCAGACCCGGCTATCCGCGCTCAGGCTGAAGCCTACCGTGACCAAATCAGGACGGTGTTAGTAGCGGCGATGCACCAAGCGATTCGTTCTAACAACACTACTTTGATGAACCGTTTCCGCGCCGCTGGGCACCCGGAACTTGTAAAATTACTGGAGAACTGAGATGCCTATTTCGATTACAACTGCCATGCCCACCAGCTTCAAGGTTGAGCTGTTTAAGGCCGTTCATGACTTTACAGCCTCTACTGGTGATACTTTTAAGATCGCTTTGCTTAAGGCAGCGGCTGCCGGTTCTGGCACCTTTGGTGCTGCGACCACTAACTACAGTGATTTGAGCACTGACGAGCTTGGTAGCGGTAGCGGCTACACCACAGGCGGCAACACGCTGGTGTCGATTACTCCAGTAGCGGACGGCACTACGGCGATCTGCGACTTTGACAACACGACGTGGAGTGCTGCGACGTTCACGACCTCTGGCGCGTTGATCTATAACGACACCTCGTCTGACGCTGCGGTAGCGGTGTTGAGCTTTGGCGGTGACCAGCAGGTAAGTTCGGGCGATTTCCAAATCCAGTTCCCGACTGCAGCCGCAGCTACAGCGATCATTCGGATTGCTTGAGGGCTGATCTGTGGCAGCTACCACCTACACTAAAGGTTGGGGAGAGGGTGGCTGGGGCATAAATGGCTTTAGCGGGATAGCACCTGCCTATGTAGTTGACGGTGTTGCGGGTACGGGTGCGGTAGAGCCGGTCACCATTCTTGTAACCAAGGTCGTTGCAGTAACAGGCGTCTCTGGCACGGGTAGCGTTGGCGATATCGCCCTGCAGATTAACTCCACGGTTGTCCCTACGGGTGTTCAGGGCGTTGGTGAGCTCGGCGGCTTTGTTGTACAAGTAGACGATATTGTTATCCCCATAGGCGTTGTCGGTACGGGCGCCGTTGGCACGGTTGCCATTGCGGTTAACGATACGGTGATTGCGACGGGTGTTGAAGGAACGGGCGCCGTTGGCACTGTCTTCATCACAATAAGCGCAACGGTTGTTGCGCCCAGCGTTGCCGGCACTGGTGAAGTTGACACGGTAACGCTGCGGATAGACAGCAACGTCACTGTAACGGGCGTAGCGAGTACAGGCGCAGTTGGCACAGTTACCTTTGTGGTCGACGATACGGTGATTGCGACTGGCGTTGAGGGGACGGGAGCCGTTGGCACTGTCTCCATCGCAATAAACGCAACGGTTGTAGCTACAGGCGTAGAGGGCATCGGTGCTGTTGACGCCGTGACGCTGCAGATAGACAGCAACGTCACCGTAGCGGGCGTAACGGGTACGGGCGCGATTGGCACGGTAGTCCCCGCATATGATGCTACTGTTACGGCCACCGGCATTGAAGGCACGGGCGCGGTAGGCACGGTTGCGTTACAGGTCAACGATACAGTTGTCCCTGCGGGGGTCAGCGCAACCGGCGCGATTGGGCAGGTTCAGATAGCGGTAAGCGAGCTTATAATCCCCGTCGGAGTAGCTGGTGTAGGCGCGATTGGGCAGGTTAAAATAGGCGGATGGTCACTGGTAAACGACGCTCAAAACGCCGTTTGGGTTGATGTAAATGACGCGCAGAATGCTACTTGGATACCTGTAGAAACAGCGGCGTGAGGATGAGACATGGCTACTTTTAACAATGATTTGCGACTGAAGGAGATTGTCACAGGTGCCGAGTCGGGTACATGGGGCACCTCGACCAACACCAACCTCGCTCTGATAGCCGATGCGTTCAGCCTTGGCACCAAGGACATGGCGGCGGATGCGGACCAGACCTTCACGATGCCCGACGCCTCGGCTGACGGCACACGCTCGCTTTACTTAAAAATCACCTCTGCGGTGTCCTTAACTGCTACGCGCACGGTGACACTGGCTCCCAACACGGTGTCCAAGGTCTGGATCATCGAGAACGCCACCACCGGCAGTCAGATCATTACGATTGCTCAGGGTTCAGGCGCAACGGTCAATGTGCCCAACGGCTCCAAGCTGATGGTAGTCACAGACGGCGCAGGTGCAGGTGCGGCAGTGTTTAACGCTAACCCGACTGAAGTTGGTGGAACCGTAACATCTGTTGCTGTGAGCGGTGGCACTACAGGCCTGACCACCTCCGGCGGCCCGATTACCGGGTCTGGCACCATCACACTTGCCGGCACTCTTGCCGTAGCCAACGGTGGCACGGGCATAACATCGCTTGGTTCTGGTGTAGCTACATTCCTCGGAACTCCATCAAGCGCAAACCTCGCTGCTGCGGTGACTGACGAGACGGGTTCCGGTGCGTTGGTGTTTGCCACAAGTCCTACCCTTGTCACTCCGATACTC